TCACTACTCATAATTAAATCTCAAAAACAAAACTTTTTAACATAATCTAGAACTTGTTCGGGTTTATCTTCTAGGTAATATGCTTCAAACTCATAAACATAACTAGATCCAGAAAATTTAACGGATCTAGCAACATCTTTCAATTTATATTGATCCAAAGTTGCATCACTAATACCAAGAGGACCACGCTTACAAGCTTGGGCAACGTGAACTGCTTCGTGGTAAACTGTCTCATTCACATAATGTTTTACAGGACTAATGTTATTTTTTATGTTGTTTAGACAAATTACAAATCGAGGATGATCAACTCCACCAAAATACTCTTTATTTCTACAAATTGCACCATTCTCCTGAATAGTGTAATTTTTCATCATCATTTTACTAATCAGATCTTGTCCAATTGGCGTCAAGTAAAGTAGAAATTCCATCATTCGAAAGTAGAATCCGGTTCAAGTGCGATATAATATCGAATACTAAACTTCTCATTCGTGAATTGTGAAAGAAGTTTATTGGATATAATTACATCATAGTCAGCAGGAATCATTTTCAAATTTTCCACCTTGAAGTTGAATGTAAATTGCTTATCAGTTTCACCAACAACGATAGAATACTCATTTGAGGTGTCATTCTTCTTATCACGGACAACAAGACGAATAACTCCAGCATCACCAACTGCACAAAGATCAGGAAGTTGATAAACTGCTGCTGCCTTAATCAAACGACTCATAGATGCATATTCAAGTTGAAAGCAAATATCTTGAGAAGGAAGTTTAATTTCTTTTTCTGGAGGAGAGATAATCACATTAGGATCTGCATAAAAATACTTTACCCTACGCTTACCTTCACGAATTGTAATGTAAGAGTCATTAGTGAAATCTAGTTCTGGATCTTGATGTAGACTCAGACCATTCAAAAATTGATTTAGATCATAAATTGCAAAGTTTCTGGGAAACTCTTCATTAATATTTGCTTCTGCTAGAATATTTTTAGCAACAGAAATGGTGCGAAGTTTAGTTCCTTGCTTAACCAAAATGGAATTGTTGATTCCAGCAAAGTTCTTGAGAATAGTCAAAGAGTTGTCGGAGAGTTTCATAGTTTCAGATTTCAATTATTTTCAACAAGATTGAGATGATTGATTAAAAGAATTGTGTAATGCAACACTTTAAACAAGTCAGCACGAGGAGTTCCTTTAGTATCATAACGATCAATATACTTGGTTACATTTCCAGCACAAAAACCTTCGCGACGATTATGTTTGATTTTATCAATAGTTTGTTCAGTCCCTCCACCGGTTCTATCCACATAGTGTTGACTGTAAGTGCTCGCAATGTATTCTTCAAGTTGTTTTAGAATTTCTTCTTCATTATACTTCCAAAATCCATTTTTATAATGTTGATTGTTCATATTCAGGGCAGTTTTTTTAACGTCAATTAGTCCAGTTTCATCATTCATTTTTAATGTAAACTCATTCATCGAGTAGGGATATTCATCCATAATAAGAGAGGGGAAAGTCATAATTAACCTTCCCCAATTATATCAGAATGTGGGGTTCAAGTCAACTTCCTTACCACCTTCAACAGTCAATTCAAGTTCAGTAGAAGGCATTACGAAATCAATATCAATTTTGTCGTAAAGTTCCAGAAAAGCAGTCTTGGTTTCATCGTCAAAGCGATTAATACAAGTTTGAATTGCCTTTGCTTTATCACCAAAGATACTGTAAGCACGAAGAATATGCACTAGACGACGAGTGCTAATGATTTCCTCAATACCACCATCATAGAACGTCTTACGGATTACATCGCCCCAATCAACCAATCGCTTACAAAATTGACGATCTGCAATACCAAGATCCAGAGCAATTCCTTCGAGGATCTTTTGTTCAGTAGCAGGAGCAGGGTAGGACTGCTCAAAAGTCACAGGAAACCGCTCTAGGAACGCCTCGTTGAGCACATTAGTGCCGATGAAGCGCCCGTCATCAGAACCCTTACCTTTGGTGTTTGCAGTCGCAATAACGTTAAATCCAGCAACAGGTTTTACGAAACTACCAATCTTTTTCAGGAAGATACCTTTACCTTCGAGGATGGGTTGTAGGCAAAGAATTTTATTAGATGCAAGGTCAATTTCATCGAGAAGTAGCACCGCGCCACGTTCCAATGCTTCGATGACTGGTCCATTGTGCCAGACAGTTTCACCATTGATAAGGCGGAAACCCCCAATAAGATCGTCCTCATCAGTTTCGATTGTGATATTAACACGAATTAATTCTCGATTAAGTTGGGCACACGCTTGTTCAACACTGAACGTTTTACCATTACCAGAAAGACCTGTAATGAATGCCGGATAGAAAAGGCGGGATTGAATAATTTTTTTAACATCATTAAAGTTACCAAACTTGACGAAGGTATCATCTTTATCAGGAATGAGATTTTGTTCAAAAGCAGGCATCGCAGGAGGTGCTTGAAAAGTGCGCTCAATTTCTTGCACTTTTTGTTGAGTCACTTCAAGATTCCAACGACCACGATTAGTCTTAAACTGTTCCAAACGACGAGTCACAGTCTGATAGTTGAGACTACGGGAAGCACAAAATCCCCTAATATCAGCAGCAGTTAGTTCAGATCCAAAACTTTCTTTGAGACCATCAACAAGTTGTTCATCATTCATTTTGAAGCGAGACATAATGTAGTTGAGTTGTTTTATTTAACTGTAATTATTATACAATAAAAAAGGGGTCGCGAGACCCCCTGTGTGACGGTTTGGAAAGTGGTTTTTAAATTATGATTCCTCTGCTGCTTTCTTTTCTGCTTTTCTTTTAGCCATTTTTGCTCCCTTAAGTCTCTTGTCTATAGTTTTCAAATGCCCCTTATCTTTAGTCAGAACAGCTTTTGTAGCAGCACCAAGCATAGACCCAAGAGCCTTTTTACCATATTCATTTGCCTTTTCGGGAGTATCTAATACTTCAACAATACTCTGTCTCCACTCTTCACTCATATTGACCATAATAGCAAGTGCTGCTTCATTTGTATCAGCATAACCTTCGGCAACTAGGTGCTCAAGAATGGTATCGAAAAGGTCGGTTCCTTCACGCAGTCTTGGATTTCTTAGAGCATCATCAACATTACCCATTTTTCCTCTGGGTGACCCCTTACCACCATCACCATCATCTTCCATAGCTTGTCTTGTCAGATTTTTCATTCTCTTCATCATTGCTTCTCTCTTTTTTCCAGCAGGAATTTTTTTAAATCCTTTTCCTACTGGACCGTATGGAAGTCCTTCCTCATCAAGTTGTTCTACTTCTTGTAGTTGAGAATGAACCTGTTGGTAGGCTTCCCAAAGACCGATAATTTCCTGATCTCTCATTGTTAAAAAAGTATTTTCTACTTTTATTTAGGATTTCAGTGTGTTCAAATACTCCTCCGTAACAAGTTTTCCAATATATCCAGGATATTCTGCCCTTACTAAGGCAGATATTCCCATTGCAGTAATCGCACTACTACATTTTATATACACTATCTTATTTTCTTCATCCACAAAGTGAGGCATTCCAAATAGTTTTTTCATATTCAGGCAACCAACTCCACAAACTCCCCAAGCACTTTTTTGTTCATTTTTTTATTTTTCAAACTTTTAACAAATGCAGTTTTAATTTGACCTTTAGTTGCATCTTCAGAAACTGTAAATTCTGTATCATTCGACAGAGCATTTGCAGAAAGTCCAAAATAAGTATGATATCCAGAACTTTTAATTGAGAAGGTCTTTTCCTTTTTCCAGGAAGAGAATGCTTGGTCATAATCAGGACCGTGATAACCACAGTAACGAATACGCATTCCAATAAAATTCACAGTCGGAAACTTATCACGAAGATTTCGGATAAGAATATCAGTAAATTCATACCATTCACAATTCAGAGAATATGTGTTACCAGTCTTGCGATCACGAAGAAAAGAATTAGAAGGATTAAATCCAACTGTTCCCATATAAGGAGTATCTTCCCAATGACGCTGAACTTCTTTATGGTATTTAAGTGGTGATGCTTCTCCGTCAGTAAGAATTACACATTGAACTTTTTGAAGTTTATTCTCTCTCTGAAACTGAGGAAGAATCTGATGAAGAGTAATGAAGGTCTCATTTAGAGGAGTTCCCGAAAGACTCCAACCCATTGGAGGTTGATAACGACAATAATGCTCGCTGCGACCAAAAGTTTTTGCGATACGGTAAATATTCAGCATCTGCTCTTCCAGAGTTTTAATATTCACTTTGCTGGTAAGCATATTCATCAAAGAAAACCATTCTCCAACACAAAGAACCCCATCTTTCTTTTTATAGGCAGGTTCAGGAACAGTTCCTCTTCCAAACTCATCATAACGACCACGAGGATAATCGTAGGTGAAGGAATAAACTTCAAAAGGAATATTTACTTTTTTACAGAACCATACCAAATTGAACAATTGTTTTACTGTATCTCGAATCACATTTGCCATCGAACCAGACCAATCCAGAATAAAAATCAAACCGTGATTTTTACCATCTGCAAAAGTAGAAACTTTCTTAAACAGATCTTCATTATACTTGTAAGTGTGAAGTTTAGAGCAATCAAGAAGACCTGTGCGAGCGGTTGATGCCCGAGCATACGAATCTGCTGCCTTACGACATTCAAATTCTTTTACCAGATAATTGACTTCTTTTTGTGCAGATCTCCGGAATTCACGAAACTCTTTATCTACTACACCAAAGATTTCACTTTCAGTATATTCATTAGCATTCAGATAAGAACTCCAAGAATTTTTACAATTATTATGAATTTCCAAATTTGAAACAATAATTTTACTAGGATCTACTTGAGGAATCTCAAGATAAGCATTTTCATATCCATTACTATTCACAAGTTCTTTGAGAGACTTTTCCAAAGATTCTACTGTCTTAACTTCTGGTTCATAATCACTTTCTTGCTCCATAGAAGATTCCTGTTCTCCAGATGAAGATCCATTTTCACCACCAGATTCAGATTGCTCATTATCACCTTCTTCCGAATCTGAAAAATCTGATGCTGGATTATCTCCAGTTCCAGAAGTTTGATTCTTATCGGAATCTATATCAATTTCACTCTTTTGATCCTTCTCCTTTTTACAATAATTATAGAGAACTGCTGCGGCATCCAAAGCATCATTAAATGTTTCAGTTGCACCAATCATATCAACAATTTCCTTTTCCTCTATAGTAAAGTCCAAAGAAATAAAGTTACCAATTTTAAAGTATAGATTTACGCGATCAGCAAGATTATAAGTAGAAACATTATCATCACCAATAGAAAAGAAATCTTGATCTGCAAGTTCCTTATATCCATTAAAGAAAGTCTTTGCGAGACCAGCATACCGACGCTTCATTAGTTTTTCTACACGAACATCTTCTACAATATTCACAAACTGTGAAGGAATTTTACGAGTTATGGACCAATCAATATCAGGAGTCTCGCGTGAATGACCCACTTCGTGAGCACAAAGAAGTGAATAGATATTATCACTTGCCCTTTCCCACATAGGAAGAGTTAGCACCCGAGTATGAACATTAAAGCAAGCGGTCTCAACTTTCTTATGTTCAACAATAAGATCTTCTGTCGCCAGAAGACGAGCAAGCATTCCTTTGATTTCAAGATTGACGGTCATAGGGATTTGTGTGTTATGGACGTATTATACAAAAAAACCTCCCCGTGAGGAGAGGTAATGGGACAGTTTAGAAAGTGGTCTTATTTATCACCACGCATCTGTCTATCAGATTCTCTCGCTTTTTGTAAT